CCCTTAGATAAGTCAGACCCTTGGAAGTTTAGGAAGGGTTCGGTGTAGTAAACTCTACCACGGTAGTCACATTCAACTGCCTGATAGAACTCCTTGTCCCCGATAGCCCTAGCCTTGTTAAGAATAAACTTCATCTCGATACGTTTAGACTTACCCTTGTCAGACTTGTCCTCCATATCTATGAACTTAGTTACGTTATCCCTTAAGGCTTTTACTAGGTCCACGTTAAGCTGCCAAGGAACCTGCTGTAGCTTCTCTAATGCTTTGACAAAGGGTTGGTCAAGGCACTGGCTAAAGTCCCTCTCAGAGGTCATACGTTTGATATACGGCCTCTTGGTTATAGGGTTCCTTAGCTTCTCTATGTTAGGGAATCTACGAAAGCTAGTACCTAGTAAGGTAGAACCTTCATAGCATGGTGGTATATCTCCGAGCTCCTCCCATGTTTCTGTTAGGTAGATTACATAAGGGGCACGATACCCTTCGTACTCCCTCTCTATTTCTATGTACTTAAGATGTAGTAAGGCTTCAATGAACAGGTCACCAACAGAGAACAACTCTGTATAGGTACTGTTACTGATACCAATCCTCGACACTACAGCTAACCCTATTGATGTAGACGTAGCAGTAAGCTTGAATGCTTTGTTGCTAGTCCTACGGGACCTAAGGAATACTGATTGAGCTGCCTGTACTGCAGCCACAACTAGCTCCTCATGGTCCACACCATACTCAAGGTGTCTGTTCAGTAGGGATATGCCGGCATGGTTCCGTCCTTTGGAACCGTCTCGGTTACTCCTTATGTACTCAGCTACTCTATGTATAGCATTAGTCATCTATGCTCCCGCATTGTAGTCTAAGAAATCTACTTGACCCTTAAGCCTCTTGGTTTTCTGGTCGTAGAAAGCTGAACCACAGTCACCCGTAAGCCCTGTGAATCTGGACTTGAGCACTCGTAGTCGTATTGTGTTACGTTCATCTTCATTCTCTGCAATAAGGTTACGTGCAAAGGTGATGATGTCAAAGCTAATCTGCTTGATAGAACCTGAACCCTTGATGTCATCAATAGAAGCTAGGTGTCCCTCTTCAAAAGACTTACCCATTGACTTACGCAGGTGAGAGATAACTCCCAACCACACGTCATGCTTCTTAACGATCTTAAGGAGTCCAGACATTACCGAGTCGATAGCTTCGTTGCCTGTCTTACCATCAGCACCTTCCGATACTGCGATAGTGATGTGGTCTAGTACTAGGTACTTACAACCCAACAGGCATAGGTTTTCTATCTGGTCTATAAGAGAACTATCAGATACAGAGCCGTTGTGATCAAGCATAATAATACGCCCATCTCCAAAGACTTTATCAAACGCTCTTCTCTCTTCCTCTTCATCGGGTTCTTCTCCGGTAAACATTTGTATGAATTTCTGTGCACTATCACCGATAGATTCCTCCAGTGATATAACACCTATGTTGTCTTCGGTAGTATTCTTAAGCTCCATGATGATCTCCTTAATCATGGTTGACTTACCACTACCTGTGCCCGAAGTAAACAAAGTAATCTCACCCATACGCATACCCTCAAGCTTATCGTTAAGACCTGATAGGCACTTAGGGTAGGGTACAGACTTAGTCTCTTTGCGCTTAGAGAACTCTTCCCAGATAGACTCACCACGTACAATGCTAGCCGGTGAGTAAGGCTGTGCATTCCAGAAGGCATTTACAATACCACTGTGTCCGTGCTTGATGAGTGTATCACAGGGATCATTCTCTGCAAGGTGGGCTACCTTGACTTTATCCCAACCAATAATCCTAGCTGCATTCTCAATAGCTTTATCACCAGCCTCATCCTTGTCAAACATAAGAACGATTGAGTCGAATGAACGTACCCACTCACGGTTAGCTATGAGGGGCTTGAGGTTACTGGATGATGGTAAGGATACTACCGGGTAGATAGTTTTGTTCTGAAGTAGGAATGCTTGAGCTACTGCCATAGCATCCAGTTCACCTTCCGTGATTACTAGGTTACGTCCACCCGGTTGGAACGTAGACTGTCCGAATAGTTCTATGCCATCCATGTCACCCTTAGCTCGGAAGTCCTTAGGTAGATTACGGATCTTGTAGGCTGAGGTCTTACCCTTCTTGGTATACGGATAGTAGTGAGACTCGATAGTACCATCAGCCTTGTAGGATACACGCATGTTGAAGTGTGCTGCTACTTGCTTAGTGATACCACGTTCCTGTACACCACGGGTGTCATAGGAATTAATAGTGTTAATGTCTTCTACTTTATTAGACGTATAGGATTCTTGCATAGTATATTCTCTTTCTTTATCAAATGTAATTTTATCACAGACGAAACACTTACCAATACCATTAGAGTACATACCGACACCATCGGATGAACCACAATGTTTACAGGCTACGTGCCCAACAAATCTATCTTTACTCATTAGGACCACCGTTCCTCTTTAAGGTTCTTTATCATCCGTCTTTTCTTCTTCGATGCTTGTTTCTTCTGAATCCTTTCTGCTTTCTGCTTGTTCTTCTCGTACAGTGAAGTAGACTCTGTCGAGTCTTGCGATTGTTTCATTGTCTATCTCTTCTTTAGGTATGAATTTAATAGCGCCTATCTGCCTGTTAAGAAACACAGGGTTTCCGTTAGCATACTTCTGAGTCAGTACATCCAGATACCATTGCACCTTTACCTCACCCGCAGATAACCCACCTCTTGTTTCAAAGAGCTGTAGCATCTCAAAGGTAAAGTGCTCAGTACCAAGTTCCTTTATCAGATTGTTAATGTGCTTAGATGAACTGCTATATGTTCTCCAATTAGACACACGCCTATCTTTCCCTTTGCTGTACATGTGGAATTGTTTACGTCCAATGTACCTTGTTGGATTATCAGGGTGTGTACATTGTATCATATAAATAAACCCGAAGTACTTATCAAAGTCAAAGGGATCACCAACGTAATCCCAATGCCCTAAGTCTTGCTCAATAGTCATGTTGTTTATCTCCTTTGTGCCACATACTTACATAGAAGAAGTTACCTAGCTCTTCAATCTTTTCCCTAGGGTAACCTTGTTCTACGTACCAGTCCTTCTTCTCTTCCCATGACATCTTCATGTAGCCTTTAGGTACAGCCTTAGGGAATCCATAACGCCATCCTTCAGGGGGATCAACTACCATCATCGTAAGTTACCCTCCCCATATACTTCTTCGATAGTCATCTCACGAAAGTCATCAAAGCTTCTACGCATATAGATTAGGTTGAAGCACAGTTGCAACTTCTCTTTCCATTCCCTTGGGTGCTTCTCACGCCATGCCTTTCGTACCACATCTAGCATACCTTCCGCTGGCACATCCTTCAGCAACTTCTCTGCTGTCTTAGGACCTACACCTTTGATACCTTGGATATTATCTGAGGCATCTCCGGTCAGTAGTTGTTTGCATAGTAGGTAGTGACCTTGGTCTTCGTCAGTGTGGTACAGAGTCTTCTTGTTGAAGTTGTAGTGCCACCCGGGTACCATGTCAATGTCTTTATCTACGTGAGCTATGACAAAGGAAGTACCCATCTCCTCAGCTTCAGTAGCCCAGATAGATACCACATCATCTGCCTCACAGTTGTCAGACTGAACACAGTTAGTGTCCCAACAGTACTGATACAGATTAGCAAGTCTATCCTTAACTTGTGGATCCATCTCACTCTTGCTACGTGTAGCCTTGTAGTCATCGGTTAGCTCGTATCTAAAGTTACCCTTACCCTTAACCGCAACGTAACCCTTCTCGCTACCAGTGTCCCTCATAACAGCTAGCAATGCTAGGTCAAAGGTACTGGCAGCTTGTGAGTCGGAGTTAGTAGTGTAAGCAATACGGTATAACATAGAGTCACCGTCAATAAAACACTTATCAAATTCAAACTCTTCTGTTTCTTTATTAGTGAACGTCAGCATAGCTGTCTCCTATTTCTCCATCACCATCCATACACATAACACCTGCAGCTTTAGGTGCCTCTCGGAAAGCCTCAACACAGATATCCTTTACGGCTTCTGCATCAGACTCTTTGGCTACAAACACTACCTCATCATGATAGAACAGGGTAGGGTAAGCATCGAGCCCAGCTTCTTTAATCTTCTGATAAGCATAGACCAGAGCAGCCTTACAGGTAATACCTTCAAGTGTTTGTAGTAGGTAGTTAAGTGTCTGGTGTTCAGACCCTACCATAACCCTACGACCATCAGCACCCATGATAAAGCCCTGTCCTGTACTCATTGCAGTGTGCCTGTACTCTTGCTCAAGACTATCCTTAAGAACCTTAAGTCCCGGCAGTGTAGCCTTAAACTTCTCATCAGCTTCCTTACCAATCTTAGCAGACTTCTTACCAGAGATAGCCTCACCTAGCTTAGCATGGCCTGCACCAAACAGGTAGGCATAGATGAAAGTCTTAGCTCCGGGCCTGCTGATACCTAACACATCTGCATTACGTTGATGTACGTCAC